TAAAGGTTTTGCAGCTTTAATCTAACCAAAATCTCGATAGCTTTTTCATTTATCCGCTATCATCGCGGCTTACCCTGATTGTAAACATAGGGATTATTTTTTGGTGAAAGATTGCCAAATTGACACTTTGCCCCGGATTTCAAGGACAGGTTCGCGGCGGAAGGGATCGTACCCGGCCGTGCCGGAGAGAGAGAACCAGCCGAAGTTTCGGGTTGCGGAGACCCCGGCCCATTGGTTGCGGAGGTTGACGCCGGCATCGAGATCTATCCGCCAGCGTGGAACCTGCCGCACGTCCCGAATGACGGTGCGGTAGTCGATCACTTCGCGGATCAGCGGCTCGATGGTGGCCTCGGCCGAGAGAAGGCGGTTCCGGCCGACGGTTGCCGTTACGAGGAAGCGCCCCGTCGAGTCTGTTGAGAAATCGAGCGGATAGTCTCGCTCACGGAGGTAGTCGGCCAGGATCGCCGCCGTGTCGGCCGGGATGCAGATTGTATCGGGTGGTTCGCGCACGATTACCGGATAGGGCTCCCGAATTGTGTCGCGGACGACCCGGCCGGGCCGATAACGCACGATCACGCTGTCGCGGATCTCGACGGATGTCGCTCCGTGGTGGTACCCCCAGCCGAAGAGCAGCGCACCGGCAACTGCCGCGGTCAAGAACAGAATCAGATAGCGTTTCTTCAGCATACTTGCCAATCGTCGGCGAAAATGTCCTCCCAAGTGGGAATGTAGTACGTAGCGTGAGGTTTGGGGCAGTTGTCGTTCGCCTCGACAAGCAGCACTTGATCGTGATACGATATGCTGCCGTCTCCCATCGTTCCGATGAACGCCTTCGCATGGTCCGGCAGACTGGTCATGCGCGGCACTACTTCCGCCGGCACGGTCTGCGGAATCTGTTTGACGATGAACTTACCGGCCCATGTGGGACTTGAACAACGTCGGAACGTCTCTCCCTTGTTAAGCCTGTCGATGATTTCAGAGAATTTCATATTGCTGTTGAATTTCAGTAGGTGCTATCTGGTCTTGCATTCGTGATGTTTGACGCACTCCAGGATGGCGTCGAAGTGCATCCGTGCGATTCGGTCGCGGCCTTCATCGGAGAGGATGAAGCGGCAGTCGCGTTCGGTGTCCATGAAGAAGTTCTCGGTCAATACGGCCGGACACACGGTCTTTTTGAGGATGGTGAAGTCGGACTCCTTGTCGGGGTCGCCGTCGGTAGTGTCGACGCGCATCCTCCATTCGGGGAGGGCTGCACTGGCATGCCGGTAGAAGATTTTGGCGTAGTCGTCTGCGGCTGTCTGGCCCCGGCTGGTCCATACCTCCCAGCCCGTGCCGCCGCCGGCATTGGCGTGAATGGAAAGGAGCAGACAGTTATCGGCACCGTTCACGCTGCAAATATGATTCGCCCGGTTGGCGCGGGCATAGAGCGGAACGTCTGTGAGTTCCGGAACGAGGATGTCGAAGGCGACGCCTTTGTGCGCCAGCAGGCGGGCGATGCGGCGCACGATGTCGCGGTTGAGCTCGTATTCGAAGAGTTGCGAGCCGTCGGGCCATACGGGCGAGCGTTTGCCCGGCGTTTCTTTGCCGTGGCCGTTGTCGAGGAGAATGCGGAGTGCCATGCGGATTATTTGATAGGTTCGAGTTTGGACAGGGATGCGGCGATGGCCGATCCGTGATCACGGATTTTTTCGCCGACCAGGGGCGGATTCATCGTTTTATCTCCGCAGAACGAGATGCCGAGAATGCCGAGCGGCTTTTGTCCGCAGCGGAGTGTCATCAGCGCAATTTCATTCACGTCGTTTTTCTTGAACTGGTAGTAGAGCCGCCGGTCGGAGTTCTGAATCGGCTCGATAGAGCCGTAAAAGTAGCCCCTCCGGAGAATATTGGCAATGAAGGGATAGCGAGCCAGTTCGAAGTCAAGATATTCGTCATCGACGTGTTCGATGCCGTCGGCAACTTCTTCGGGCATCATTTTGCCGTAAATGAACGGCAGGCCGGATGATAGGTTTTTCGATCCGTTGTGCAGTTCGATGACCCACACCCGGTCGGCATCGACTTCGTGCATCAGCCTTTGCACCTCGGTTCGGATTTCCGCGTCTGCCTGAAGACGGCGCAGGGTGGCGTCGTCGTGCTGCTCGGTTCTTGTCGCTTCCATCCGGTCGAGCAGGTAGCGGGGATTCAGCCCGAAGAATACGACATAGCAGGCGAACAGCAACAGGAGCAGGCAAGTGAGGATAGTAACCGTGCCGTGCTTCTCTTTGAGCCGGATCATTTTCTGAAGCCAGCCCAAACCGGCGTCTACATTTTCTTTTTGTTCCATAGCTTGATATTGGGTTTGGTTATGGCACAAAAATAGCCGCCCGTCGGGCGGCTGGAAAGGACAGAGTCGAGCGTGTTTGACGGTCATTATGAGTAGTGTAAAAGAAGCCCTCTTTTAACATTTCAATCAGCATATCAAAAACGGAGTGAGTTTATTGGGCGGGATTGTTCGGAAACCTTTTCCTGATCTCGGCCTTTTTGGCCAGGTATAAGGCCTTCTGCTCGTCGGCTTCGAGTATCTTGCCCTCGGCCAGATAGCCTTCGTAGGCCATCAGGTATTGGTCCGCCTCGGCGCGGTAGGCGGCCTCTCGGAGTTGTTCGGGATTCGCCATCAGCTCCGGTTCGGGCGCGTACTCCTCCCAGCCGACCCGAATGCGGTCATCTTCCTCTGTGTAGACCTCCCGGTAATGCTTCGGCGGATCGGATGGTTCAGGTTGCTCGTCGAAGATCACCTCTTTGTATCCAAGCGGGATCAGTTTGTCCGGACGCGGGTTGCAGACCAGCCCGTCGGCGGTCCTGATTGTTGTAGGGGCGTACTTCAGACGCCCGTCGATCAGTTTTGCGTAGTTGTTCATGTTTTCGGTTTATTTGATGATTATCTGCGGCGTACCGTTCGCGGCCAAATCATACCCACCGTCGCTTTGCAAAAGCGGCGGAAGATATTCATCATTCAGCGGGAACTGCTTGGCGCTGTCGAGCCAGGACAAGGCTACATCGGGAATCAGCTCGACACTATCTATGGTAATCGTCAACCGTCGATCAGATCTCACAGTCCCGCCATAATAATAGATACGGTCGATATTGTCCCGGTTGTTGATGACCTTGAGCGTAAAACTCCCATTTTGCGCAGGGATCATCGCCGGCCTATTCCCTACATATACAAAAGGTTCTCCGCTTTGATAATCGGACACAGAACCTTTAATCATCACGACCGCTCCCGTTTGAATAAATCTGCCCAATAAAAGCTCTTGATAGTAAACAGGATCGGTTTCTCCGGTCCATGTATAGGTAGTTATACCCGTAATCTCAAACGGTTTCTCATGCCATTGTCCCACAAGGTTCTGCGGCAGGTACTCGGCGATGAGCCCTATGGAGGTGACGCTAACATCTTTGATATAGAATTTACCATTTCCGGAAGTGTTGAAAATAGGGTAGAATCCGATAGAGGTCATAGGCACTCCTCTCGTATTCTTAAAAACCGCATAATATTCAGTGAACGATGTTGATGCAATGACATCATGCTTGTAATACGGCAGCCCGGATCCCACTCCGACGAAAGAAGCGATACGGGTGTTGTCATCGTCTGCTTTAGCTTTGAATTTCAGCAAAAAATAGCATTCATTTTCTACATTCACAGAAAGCCGCCGCCATATTCCATTATTATATCCCTGCCCAGTCTCTGTTGGATATGTCACAGCTAAAGCGCCGTCTACAATAGTTGGAGGAATAGATTGCGCATTATATGACGACCAACCATCGGTCGTCATAGGAGCCATTAGACGTATATACGGGGTAGCCTGTAACCTGCGCGACTTGGGTACGATATACCCAGCGGGATCACCATCGTTGTAGAGGGCCGCTACTTCTTCCGCGGAAAGGGCGTAGTTGTAGTGGCGGTAAAATACGAGCGAGCCTTGGGGGATATATGTATTGCTGCCGGTCCTGAATAAATCCGTGATCTTGTATCCCGTAACCGGGAAACGTGCGGCTTCTGTCCCATTCAGATAGCATATCGCCGTAGTACCGTCGTAGGCAACATCAACAAGATAGCTATCCCCTGGAATAATGTCTACTGTCGCGTTTCCGCCCCCGCAATAGACGCGAAGCTGATTTGTCGTCAGGGCATAAATTTCAATCATGGAAATGCCAAACCCGGCTATCACTTGCATTTTATCGCTGGAGATGTACTTGAAAAAACACTCAAGAGTTCGCGGGCCGTCGAATAGCAGTCCGGCGTCCTTTGATTGGAGACACCCTTTCGTGCAATTCACCCCCACCTGCTGCTCGCGTTCGCTGCGCAGCGCGGCGATCTTCAACAAACTTCGTCTGCGGTCCATGGCTATTCGATGATTGCGCGGAGTTCCTCGATATTGATCTCGTAGGCTCGATTCGGCGCCGGGGTCTTGTAGCCGATGATCTCCAGGAGGTCGTCCGACCAGGTGAGCTCCGTGGCCACGGCTCCCGACGTGAAGAAGATCGCCGAAGTCCGGGCCGATTTTTCCACGGTTCCGATCTTCAGCGAGGTCAGCTCCCCGCAGATGTATTTGTGGTTGCCTTCCACGTTGATCGTGACATCCGCACCTTCGACGTTGACAACGACGGGAGCGGCCGCTGCGGCGGCTTCAAGAGCTTTGGCGGCAGCGTCGAGGGCGGCTTTGACAGCCTCGGGGATCTTCGAACCGTCGATCGAGAGCATCCACCAGTCCGTGTCCGTCACGGGATGGCCCGTGTTGTTGTTTTGTCGGGAGACATACACCGAGGGGGCCGCGTAGACCATGTTGAGAAAATCGTATGTCTTTTCCGGGGAATAGTCGCCCGCGGGGACGACACCCGTGGAGCCTAAAAGTTCGGTTACTTCTGTCATTGGTTTACTGTTTTAATGGTGTACAACTTTCCGTTTTCAAGTTTGAATTTCGCTCCTTCGTAACCGTTCTGATAGGTCACGTAGAGTTTGAGTGTCGCAGGATCAATCCAGAAGACAGGCATGATAGCGCCGCCCTCGGCCCGGTATTCCGAGGTTACGTAGCCTTTGGTCGCCTCGGCCCAAAAAGCCCAGTATTTGAGACCCCCGACATCCACGATCTTTGCCGGCTTTCCATTGAGGCTATTCAACCACTCTTGTCGTGTTCCAACGAAGCCTTCTTTTCGTGCAAGATCGTAGGCGCTGTCTCCGGTGTTGCCTTTGAGAATTGTGGCGGTGATGATTTCGGTGGCCATTACCACCTGATTGTCAGTCGGTCCGTCCCAGAGGAAATGTTTTGTGTCGGCCGGCACGCAGATATTGCGGATTTTGCTTTCGAAGTCGTTGTTCGGGACCTGCATGTAGAGTTCACGCAGCAGGGGTCCGCGGCCCAGAGAGTAGCGGGATAGGGGGATGAATACCGCGAGCGTGTTGGCGTCGATTTTCTTGCAGCCCATGTAAACGCCACGGGTGCGGCTTACGGTGTAACGGCAATCGTGCTCGGCACGGTAGACGATTTGAAAATCTATTGCATCGTCGGGAATCGGCGTTGCAATGAGCGTGTTGTTCTCCGCGAGCGTGTAGAAGGTTTCGGTAAGCTGGAGGTCTGTTTTCCAGTTACATTTTTTTGTAGTCATATTCCGGGAAAAAATTTGTGGGCAATTCGGGTTCGGGGAGTTTTTCGCGGTTGAAGTAACGGCCTTCGTTTTTATCGGCGAGGTGGTATTTGAACGTGTAGCTGTTCGATTCTCCGCGGGAGTGTTTCATTTTGTAATCGCTGACGATGATCCGGCGCCATATTCCCTGCATGAGAACGTAGCGGTTCGTGCTTTTCATGAAGTCCTGGAACTGGTTCGCGGAGCGTTCTGTTTCGAGCCGACCCGTGCTGGCCTCCCATATCGAGGTGTAGTCGTTGATGAGTTCCTTTTCCGTTGAGAGGGTCTTAAAGGTCAAGATGTCACCCTCGGGCTGATATGTTTGCTTTCCTTCCAGCATAAGGGTATCAAAGGCGCCCAAGGTGTTCTCGAAGCCGAAACACACATCGTTGTAACGCTCGGGGCGTAAAACATATCGTTGGGCATATGGCCTGTTGGGTATTTCCGATTCCGTAGTTTCAGCCGGGACTGTGTCCGGGGTTACCTCTGGATTGCTGGTTAGGTATTTGTAACCGCAGCCGAATACATCGTAACAGTACGGGTCGAGGTCATGGGCTATGCAATGACTTTTCCATAGGTAGGTGAAGTCGGCCCGGAATTGTTGAAAATTGGGGCCGCTTGGGAATTTGAAAAACGACTGTGTGAATGTGCGGCCGTCTCTGGTGTAGAGGGTTGATTGTATTTCGTATCTATCAAAAGGTGGGACCGGAACAAATGCCAGCCATTGCGGCTGTGTTCGGGTCGTTTCTATTATTTGGGGCTGCCAGGTGAGAAAGTTTTTCGCGAACCACACTATGTTGATTATACCGAGATCGTTGGTGTTGCCCGGTATTACATATCCGGAGGTCGATGGCGCAACCTCACCGGGGGCCAGGAGTCGAACGGCAAGCCGTGGCAATGCCTGGGAACATGTGTTCGGCTTGGTCATGGTTACCGAGTTCCGGATCATCTGCTTTGCGTATACGGTGACCCTTCCATTTTCATCAGGGGTCATTTCGGCGGCGACCACGAGTGCCCTGCCGTCGAGTTGCACCGTAACATATACCTTCGAGGCCATTATTCCCGAAAAGACCACATCGGGGAGGTCGTCGAGAAATCCATATGCCGGCAAACCGGTGGTCAATGTTGCCATTTTCTTTTTTCGTCAAATATAGGGCGCCTGGGCGCCAGTTGAAAGGACAAATTACACCTCTATAAATTCGACATTCGCAAAGGCGATATCCGCTTTGTCGGAGATTGTGAGTTCTATTGTTTTGATTAGGAACAGACGGTTATAAATCATAATTTTACGCCAAAGACGGAGGTTTGCGACATCTGTAGGCGAGAGGAATACGTCAGCCTTGATCGTGTCCTTCTTCCTCATGGACCACTCTGCGAAATCTTTGTGGAACTGTTCATATAATCCCTTTTCACCTCCGATGGCGATGGAGTAGGTATTGTCTGACATTTCCGTTCCGCCGTCCACGTAGGGTATTGGTTTGGTGAAATAGTTCCCCTGGTCGAAAAAGTTATGATTCCGGAGCATTCCGATATAGACGGTTGTAGGACGCTCCCCTCCGACGGTCGGGAAGTCGATGACGGGGGCCATGCTGCGTAGTGTTACCTGTGAATCCGTCGACCCTTCCCGAATTGGGGTGGCGACGTTCGCCGGGACGCATTTTGCGCAGTTGAATCCGATGTTGTTTTCGCAACTCTTCGAATCTCCGGATTGTATTTTTTTCTTCTCCAGCCCTGCCTGATAAACAATATCCATTGTAGCAATGGGTGTTTCGAAACTGTTGTAGACTATACCCTTGCGTCCTTCGTAGTGGTAATATAAGCGGGCCTTAACTTGTTTGCCGGAATATATATTTCGGGTTTTGGCGATTTGAACGTTAATATAATTCGCGGAGGTTTGGAATTTTCGAAACATGTCCTCATATGTATCGCAGGTTATGATGCTGGAGTCTATTTCTGCTTGTCCGAGGTCGTCCACCTTGGAGGGGGTGTAGTTGCTGTTTTCGTTGGCATATTCCAGCGTGTATCCGTTTTCTTCTCCGGCGATGATAGAATAGGCTTCCGCAACCCTGTCGCTCCAGTTTATGAACGTTTTATCGTTGATGACGTCCTTGTTGCTTTGAATGATGTAACCGGCCCCGTTGGAGAACAATGTCGCGCAAAACATTTTTAGAATGTTGCTCACAAAGTCGCTGTTTGTCATCTCCGGCAAACCGTCAGTGGGTCGGAAATCTGAGATTTTGGCAATCGTATATCGTCCTGTGTTCGGATCATAGGCGTCTTCATATACTACTGGAACGCCGTGGCGTTCATTCCTCCAGTTTTCAGGTTTGTATGGTGCAATAATAGCGAGCTGGTCGATGTGCCAGTCAATACTGCTGGGAAAATATACTCCCGGTAGAATCTTTTTGAGCAGGAACGGCACCTTGACGGCCGGTACGATATAAGGTGTGTCGGAGTATGGGAAATTGGCATATTTATCAATCAGCGAACATTCGGCAGCCCCCGCCGCCGTTGCATATTCGATCTTGGCGCTGTTCGGCTGACGTATAATCATCGGAAGGCCAAAATCCTGGTAGTTCCCGTTTCGGGCATTTTGAACGAATGTCGAGAGTTTTATTCCGTCGTATGTGTTCGAAGGTAATTCGTAGATATTCCCTGCGAGTATTTCGTCCATGCCTTTTCCTACGAACGTATATTTTAGGGCGGAGTCTGAAAATTCATCGAATTGCAATTCCCCGGTAAATATTTCTATCCCGGCAATAATAATAACTGCCGGAATCTTCTGCACGAGCGGTGGGAGCATCATAGCTTCGACGAACCCGAACTCCGTTTTGTTGGTCGGAGTCAGTGAAAATTCTATGCCGGTCGATACGGCCACGGGAAGCCTGTCGTCCTCGAACATGGGGTTGTCGAGTGTGAAAGTTACTTCCTGGTCCGGTTTGTATTCGAGAATATTTTCTGTGCGTAACGATTTGATAAGCATATTTATCCTAATTTACCGCGCTCTTTCATTCTTTCGTATTCTGCCATTTTTTCCAGGAACCCACCGCGCCCCATGAGCGAAACATCGGATTTGAGCGGTTTTTCGAGGATGCCAGCGAGACGGGTTAGGATTTGTATCATGGCCTTGTTTTCGGGGGTGTCCGTTACGGGGGCCGTTGGGAGGGAGATTGAAGGCATTGATCCGTTTGCCGGACCTCCTGCGGCATAGCCGGGGGCCTGGATCATGGCGGGCATTACTTGTGTGAAATCGAAATCCCGGAGGCGGCCTTTTTGGCGTACCGCTTCTATGGTGTTGATGATCGGCGCGGCCGTGGGGTTCTGCATGGCTTCGTTGGGAATGACGTATTCCATTCCGTTTTCACCGACGAGAACCGTGGGACGGTCGATATATCCGCGGGCATCGGGGTTGATCCGGGCGTTGAATTTCCGGCCGTCCTGTGCTCGTTCAACGAGGAAGCTGCCCTCCTCGGCGCCGGCGATAGGTGTTGCGGCGATCATGGCGATTTGTGCGGCGCCCATGGCTCCGGCGATTGCCGCTAAAACAAGGTTGGGAAGTGCCTCGGCGATGGCCCGCGCCGTCGCAATCGTGGCTTGTGCGAGATTTTGGGCTTTTTGGCGTTTGGCCTGCCTGATTTCCAGTTCCTTTTGTTTCTTGTCGTACTCCTCGTCCATGCGCTCGGTTTCTGCATCATATTGTTCTTGAGTCATCAATCCGGCTTTGAGCCTGTTCTCCATGGATTTTTTGCGTTCGTCCTGATTCTTTTTGAACTTCTTGAGTGAGGCATTTTCTTTGGTTGTCATCATTTTGTCGTAGCCCGAATATAGGTCCATTGCCATATTGGCGGCTTCGGCCGCAGCGAGCAGGGCCATTGTCAATTCTTCGGCTCCGAATTTTCCGTTCCCGATATTCTCAAAAAACAGAGACCAGTCGTCCTGTGAGAATCCGAATAAACTACTGCCTTGGTTCTGGGTGAAGGAGTAGCCGAGTTCGTCCACCTGCTCGGCGGCGGCATCTATGGCACCGGTCACTTTCTTGATTCGACGAATAAGGTCGTTCTTCTCCTCCTCGGAAAGCAGGGAGGAGTCGATGTCGATTGTCTGGAGCACGCCTTTGAGGTCCCGGAACGACATTGTGCCGGTGTCGTTCAATGATTTGAGTTGCGCGAGGGTACTGCGCAGATATTCCTCGTCGAACGCCTTCAATTCGTTGTATTGCTGCCGTTTGAGGCGGGCGCGTCCCTCTTTGGTGCGGTTAACGCTTTTGAGTTGGAATTCGTGATGATCCAGCATGACTTGGCGGCTCTGCTTATATTCATCCTCTTCCTGTTTGAGTGCGTCCATGGCCCGTTGGAGTTCGATTTTTACGAGGTTCCGATTGTGCTGTGCTTCGAGTTGTTCCAGAGCGGCAGCATTTCCTGCATGCTGCTTTTTCTTACGTTCATAGTCCGCATTCTCCCGGTCCGTGGCATTCGTCATGTTCTGGATGCGGAGATCCTCGGCTGCGTCGGCCTGCTGTTGCTCGCGCTTCTTCTGCTCGATCCGTTTGTCGGAGAGTTGGGCTTCGAGTTTCGCACGGGCCTCTCCAGCATCTTTATTCGAGGCGAGGCGGGCTTTGAGGAATGCGATTTCGAGGGCCAGCAGTTTGTCCTGGTACTCCTGCTCCGTGGCGATTTCTCCGTCGGCGAATTGCTTGCGGAGCTTTTGTTTTTGGACTTCAAAATCCGCTTCCGAAATCTCCGATTCGTTTTTTTTCAGTTCGAGGAGTTTGTCGGCGAGCTGTATTTCGAGTTTTGATCTGTCTGCGCCGGATTCTTTGTTTGCCGCGAGGCGGGCTTTTAGGGCCGTGATTTCGAGGGCCAGCAGTTTCCCTTGGTATTCGCGTTCCGTGGCGATTTCCCCGTCGGCGAATTTCTGACGGAGTTTCTTTTTCGCAGCCAGGAAGGCGGCGTCGTTGTCGAGGCTCCACTTGTTCTTGCTGTCCCCACCGGCAGAGGTCCCGTTAGGGTTATCCGGATTCAGTGGATCGTTGCCAGTTGTGTTAGGCTTTGTGGTCGTCGGGGTGGTTGATGTGATCCCGAAGCGGTTGCGGGCCTCTTTGTCGGCGGCATTTTGCGCGTCGCGGAGTTCTTGTAGCTGGCGAACTAATCGCTGCACTTTTGCGGAGCCGGTCGTGAGCCAGGCATCGAGAGGCTGACCTCCGAAGAAGGCGTTCATAATCTGGCTGTAATATTTCGATGCCTTCTCGGTGTAGTACTGATCGTTGAGTTTTTCCCAGAGTTTATCCGATATTTCGCTGAACTGTTCATCGAAGGCGGTTTGCTGGGCTTCGACGAATTTGTTGTACTGCCTTGTTTTGGCGCTCTGCATAATGGCGGCAGTCAAAGAGTTGTACTTATCCCGAAGGGTTTGCACGGTCAGGGTTTCGTTTTTCAGCGTGCTGTCGTATTTGCCGAATTTGTCGATGATCTCCTGTTTCGTGTCGTTGTACTCTTTCGTGCCTACTTTGCAGCCTTCCAGTTTCCCTTTCAGCCGGTCGAGTTCGGTGCGCTCGGTTGCGGCTTCCGTCGCAGCATCCCGCATGTGGCCCGATAACAATTTTTGAAATTTGGCTGCCGTGCTGGTCCGGTTGGAAAATAGCGTAATGACGCTCACTAATCCCGATATGGCGAGTGTGGTCCAGCCGACGGGTCCCATAGAGACAAAGAACGCCTTGAAGGCCAGACCTGCGGCCCGCAGGTTCCCGGCGAGGAGAAGTTGCGCGGCGGCCATCAATTTCGTCGAGGCTGTTCCTTCCTTCATTGCCAGGGCCTCGCGCATGAGCGCAATTTGGTGCGCTTTGCTCCATGTTACCAGCAATTTTTTTCGGGCGAGGAGTATGCTGTCCCACTTTCCCTTAATCTTTGCGGCTGCGACGTAGGAGGTGTATGCAGCAACCAGCACAAGGATCGCCCCTTTGTTCTTTATCAGCCACTCGATTAGGATGCGGGCGGTTTTGATAAGCGATGCTTGTGCCGAGAGGGATTCGTAATAGGCAGGGAGTAACGTTTTTCCGAGGTCGGCCGCCTCGGCCGTGATTTGTTTTTTCCGTTTCTCGGCTATTGCTTCGGCCGAGTTGTTCATGATGTTGAACTCCTTCAAACACGATGTCCCCTCGGTATATGCACGGTTTGCGATCTCCTGCTGTTCGCGGAGTTTGTCGGTATTTTGGGCCAGGGCTGTCAGTACGCCGGTTGCGCGAGTCCCGTCGAGTTTGAGGGAGTCGAGAGCTGCGACGATCTTGCCCATCGCCGCGCCGTTCGATCCCATGCCGTCGAGCATCCGGATAAGGGCCTCGTTCATATCTTCGGCCATCAGCTTCTTGAAATCTTTGACGCTCATCTTCGCTGCGGCCGCGAAGGCGTCCGTGCGGCGGTACATTCCGGTTATAACCTGGGACATGGATGTTCCGGCTACCTCCATTGTCTGCCCGAGGTCGTCGAGTGTTGCGCCCAGGCCGGCGATGTTGGAGAGGGACATTTTCGCAGAATGGCCGACACCACCCACGCGGCGCATGAACTCCACGATGTTCGCCTCGTTGGCCGTCGAAGCCTTGCCGAGTTCGTTTACCGCGGCGGCTGTTTTCATCATCCCCTCCTCGATGCCGAACTCGTCTTTTATCTGGAATACGTTTACCAGTTTCCCGATCTGGCCGATTGTTGTTTCGACGTTATCGCCGAGGTCTTTGCCGAGTGATATTTTTATGATGTCGGCAGCGCGGGTAAATCCTTCGATGTCATTCTTGGCGATGCCGAGTTTTCCGCCGATGCGGGCCAGGGCGAGGAGTTCGTTTTGCGCGGTCCGGGTGTCGATATTGGCAAGTATGGCGTTCAATTCTTCTACCTCCAGCCGGGTCATGCCGGTAGTTTTGCGGGCGTTCGACATAGCCTCGTCGAGTCCCGAATAGGTCTGTATCGTTTTGTGAAGGCCCGAGCCGTACATGGCGAGCGCGGCGAATGATGCCGTAACGGTTCCGATGTACTTGTTCACGTTGGTAGCCATGCGGCACATAACACCCTCGGTAACGGTCGTTTCGGTTCGGAGCTGTGCCATGCGGCCCGTTACAGCTTGTAGTTCGTTTCGCAGTAGTTTCCATTGCGGCGTCCCGGGGACGACGTTACGCATGGCGTTCCGGAGTTCGGCGTGTCGCTGGCTTAACTCCGCCGTGGTCATGGATGTAACCTTCATTTCGGACCGGAGTTGCTTAATCCGGGCCTCGTTGGCCTTGATCGTTTCGGAGTTCTTTTTGATGGTGGCGGTTATTTCGGCGATACGGGCTTTGTTCTCGCCATCTTCTGCTCGGAGTTTTTTCTGCTCGGCCAGCAGGCGGCCGTTCTCACTTCGGAGATCCTTGGTGCTGCGTGTGAGTTGCCCGATTTCTTTGCGGGCGGGGTCGCCGTTGACGATGATGTTCAAACGGAGGTCTTCTTCTTTGAGGTTCTTTCCCATCGCTGCTACTTGTTTTCGAGTTCAGAGCGAATGCGAGCGGCAATATTTTCCGTGAAATCGTTGGCGAGCCGGTAGGCTATGGAGTTGAAATGCCCCCAGATGAACCGGTTGTGAATTTTCCGGTTCCGGCGGACGATCTTCGAGCCGTATTTCATCGCTTTGAGGTCGAGGAAGCGTTCGTAGGCGGTGTGGGTGAGAGCCAGTTTTCCGGAATACGCGGCGCCGGACGAAACCTCGGCTTCGCGTCGGGCTACGATATTTTTGGAATGAAAATGCAGCCGCGCGGCAAACGCGGCTTCCTGGTTCGTGAGAAGGCGGGCGCCTTCGTTGGTGAGGATTTCTTCTACAAATCGTTGCTCGACGAGTGATGCCATGTCATTCGTTTTGCAACAAAAATAGCCGCCCGAAGGCGGCTATTAAAGGACAAAAAACGGCGTAAATTGCGGCTGGAGAAGGTGCGAGGCCCCCCCCCTCTGCCGATTCACTCGGCCGGGTTAAGTGGTCTTTTTTTTGCAGGCGCCGACCACGCAGGCCAGCAGAAAGAGGGTGATGCCTATTGCGAGCCAGAACATAGTCGGGGGCTATTGAAGTTGTACGTTCAATCCGAGTGCTCCGGCGATACGGAGAAATGAACTCATTTGCATGTCATTTTCTCCGCGTTCGATTTTGGAAATATAACTGCGCGGTACGTTCACCTTGTCGGCAAGCTGCTGCTGTGTCATTTTAAGGGCTTTGCGGCGGTTGCGCAGAATCTCCCCATAATACCATGCCATCGCGTTTGCGTGCATCTCTTCCCGGGCCGGAGTTCCGGGCTTTCCATATTTTTCATCGAAAAGCTGGTCTGCTGTTTTGAATTTTGTTTTATCAATCATATCTGTATCTCCTCTATTATTTTTTCCGCTATTGCGATCTGTTTTTTATAGTCCTTTTCGGATTTTTTTAGGAAACTGTTTAATAAATAAATTTCTGTCGCTGTTATAATGTTGTCGCTATTGGTAGCAAAAATCACCGTTCGGTACGCATTGGAGCCGATGGCTACCCGAATTTCATAAAACCGCGTTCCTGTCAGTTGCTTGACGAATTTCGTCGGGAGCGCGTATATACGTTGCACAATATCCAACGTGTAATCGTATTTTTTCTGTACTGCTTCCGGGAGTGAATTGTAGAAACTTATAAACTCTTCCGTCTGGTATACGGTTCGAATTGTTTTTACAGCTGTTTCTTCATCTTTCATGCCACAAATGTACCTAATTAGGTGCAAACATCCAAATAAATTCCCGGAAAAATGAAAAGGCCGACGAATTATTCCCGCCGGCCCTTGCGGTGTGCATGCAATTATGCTCGATAGAGCATTATGTCGGTGTATTTTGAAGTATGATTCAGAATAACAGATACCTCTCGGCGATTTGCGCCGGCAAACGGGTTCCCGCCGATGCTGTTCGACTGCATCCAGTCGATCAGTTCGACGATATTGGATTTGTTTGAGGTAAAATAGATATAGGGGTGACCGTCGATCACATGGAGTACGTCGAGGTAATCCCGCAGCCGCCAATAGCATTTGTAGACTCCCGCCTCGGTCGAGAGATAGGGCGGATCGACGAGGAACACGACGCCGGGAATGTCTTTGTATTGGGAGAACAATTCGCGGTAGTCGGCTTTAATGATCTCTAATCCGTCGAGGTATCCGTCGCAGACATAGGGTGTCTGCTTGGTAGTATTGTAGAGCATCTGCTTTTTAATCTCGCAGATGTTTGTTGCGTAATTCCCAGAAAACAAAATTGAGGAGGAAATCGTGATGTAGTCCACAAATCCGCTCTGCTCGTGTTCTTCGAATAGGGCGATGATCTGGGCCTTTGCATCTGCCGGAACCTTCGCCATGCGGGGGATGCCGGCGAGGATTTCGCGGATTTCGGCGAGGATCGCGTTCGTCCGTTCGACGTTCTCTATGCGGAGGTGGTAGTCATCGAAGTCGTTGTAGATAACGCGGGCATCCGGTCGCTCGCGTGCCGTGATGTGGGAGAGTAAGCCGGAGCCACCGAACAGATCGACGAAGGTCGTGGCCGATGAAAATTCACGCAACGCTTCGCGGAACTGGTTCACAAAGCGGCGCTTTTGCCCCATGAAGGGAAGGGGTGCGGCGCTATATCGCTGAATTCCCCCCCCCACTGATTTTACTGTGTTCTTCATTTTGTAAGGATTATTTGAGTGTTATCGCTGCCGAATATCCGTTCCAGCCACCGAACACGCCGGCTGCTGGAAGCACCTCGATTTCGATCAGTTCCATGTTAGTCAGGAGGGGACACACGCCGGGCAATCCCTGGCCTCCTATATCCGCGGAAAATTTTCCGAGCACTTTTTTCAGCATGTTGATCATCGCAAGATATTGCCCTACGACGTTGCATTTCGTCGCGGTCATTTCCTTTGCCTTCTCCAGCGTATAGAGAATGAAGGTATGGGGGCCGGTTATTCCGTCGCAGTTCCCGGATAGTTTCGCCAGAGGCATGGAAATAATGATTTGGGGGCCTTCGATGGACGGGCTATTGAGTACGGTGGTTCCCTGGTTCTCGTCGGCTACGATGTGTGGCTCCGGAACCGAAAGTCCGACATTGATCGTTTGGCAGTACTCAATTATCCGTATTAAGTTTTCTAACATGGTCGGTCGTGAATTTATAATTCAACAAAAGGGCTAAAACGTCTATGATGTTGGCCTCGGCGGTTCCGGCCATATCTCCGAAGATGTGCTTTTCTGCGAGGTCAAATTGCACGCTCAGCCAGCCCAGGGTGTTTCCGCCATCTTCGTTTTTGCTGAATAGAGGTTCGAAAGACACCTCGCGGCCGCTTACGTAGAATGTGCCGTGTTGGATATTGTCGATGCAGGTCGCATACCAGAATAGGAAAAGTTGTTTTTTCCAGCCCGGCAGGAACCGGATAAGGCGTGCCCGGCGTTCCGTTTCTTCCATTCTGAACGGTTCGACTTTACGGCCGCACGGCTGCATGGGTCCCGGTTGGCGGTATAGGCGGGCGATCATGTTGTCTATGTGGCATTCGTCCTTGGTCGATGCATAGAGTGCCAGATCGGCGTCCGTGGCGATCAGTTCCCCGAAAGATAAATCCAACAGTCCGGTGTCGGGGCCGACGAGGCGGACCGGTCCGATGTCCAGTACCGGCAGGTGGTTGGTTATCGTGTCGAATACGGGCTTCAGCCCGTCTCCGTCGGTGGTGAAAAGGAATCCGAGGAGTTCTTCGGCCAGGAGTACGACCTTCTCCGCGCGTCGGTGTGCTTCGACCGGGTGTAGTCGTTCCCATGCGATGCTGCGGGCTGTGCGTTTTATTCCCGCGAGGTAGTAGAGTACCCGGACTCGGAACTCGGCCTGCGATATTTTTGCGCATTGGAGGGCGTATAGCTGCTGCATCACGTAGTACACCTGGGGGCTGGTCATTTCGGAGTATGACGACGGGATGTTCGCCGAGAAGTTCGTCTCGGGAATTTCGATCCGGTTCATGGTCAGGTCATGAAATATTTTTTATCGCGGGAATTTTGCGGCACAAGGTCCGCTTCACGTACCGGTTGGCGGCGTTTCGTTACGGCTTTTTGGAGTTCTTTTTTGGCGTCGATAGCCTCGGACTCTACGGATTGCAGCAGCGCCTGGGTTGCTGCGTCGTCTATATTCCCGCCGCGGCTGCCTTGGAATGAGGCCGAGAAACGGCGGACGATCATTGTCGGCAGCACTTTGATCGACATGCGCTTTACGGCGGTAATTACGGCATAAAGCGGGACACAACGCTTTGCAGCCGCCAGTTGTTCGGCCAACTCTTCGGGCATGGGGGCCGTTTTCATTTTTTCGAACTCCTCGTCTCCGACTATGGGCCGGATGATGCGGTCCTGCACCTCCAGCATGAAGGGGACGAGGATGTAGAACATGCGGTGGGAATCTTCGAGGGGAAAAACCTCCTGGAAGGTGTCGAGGTCCTTTACGAAGCACGCCGCGAGTTTTTTCCGCAAAGGGGATTCTTGCCATTCGGAGACGGTATTTTCTTCCAAAAAAATGTAAAGGTCGTCGAGTACGCGATAGTATTTGTCGAGCAGGGCGTCGTCGTCCCGGTCGTATTGCCATTGCCAGGGCATTTTCTCGCTGCCCTCGTTGATTTTCACCTTGCGGCCCCCGTCCTCGTGTGATAGAGTGTTCTGCTGGTAGAATCGCACCATTGCCAACTGCGCTACGGGGGCTTGTATGGCTTTCAGTAGTCGTTGGTCGAGGGTGTCATTTTGTGTACCGAAGTCGGTGGAGTTGTAATATTTTTCGGCGCGGTCGAATACCTCCGGGCCGATCAGTCGCCGAACGACGCCGGCGGCGGACTTGATCTCGGACTCAATGGCCGAGAAGTCGTTGCTTCGGAAATAGTTCCCGACGAGGCGTTGCAGTTCGGCGGCCCCTTCGTTGTTCTTGTTGAAAATCATATTCTAATTGTTTCGGGTTCGGTTCTCCGGGGCAGTTTGCTCCTCGGCCATAAGGTTCTGGTGATAGAATCCGAGTTGTAGGTCGGTGTCCGGGAAATTGAATTTTATAGCCTGGTTGATCGGGTCCAGAATCACCATTTCGGGGATCGCAACATCGGATAGCTTGTAAATCTGGTGAGCGTAGAGCATTTCGGAGCCGGAGGCGAGTTTCCCGTTTACCATGATGTTCGTAAGCGAGGGGTGGAGCTGCATTCCGGAGGTGATCGCCGAGTTCGCTGCATCGCCGATTTTCAACTGCGACTCGACGAAATCTTTTATTTTCTGGTCCACGGCTTCAATCTTCCAGGAGCATAAATTGTGATCGGCGTCGTAGAAGTCTATGCTTTCGAAAAATTTTCCGGCGTTTTTTTTGCCGGACAATACCTCGGTTATGGTGTCCAATATTTCGGCTTTGACCTTTTCGAGGCGTGTTTCGATTTCTGCGGGTTGATCTTGAGGATAAAGTTCCTCTAATCTTTGTTTTTTCTTCTCCCAGTACCCGGCTGGGGAATGGATGTGATAGGCAAGGTTCAGACCGTTGTCGGTAACATATTTGAAGATCATGGGAATATCGGAGCCTCGCAATATCCATCGGATCGCGCCCAAGAATGCCGGTGTTGAATAGAAATTACGGCCGAAGGAGTAGGAATAGTTGTAGGATGCGGACACGGGGTACTTACCCGGATTGAGGGGGTCGTACACGGGGAAAGTCTGAATACCTGAAGTGAGGCAGCCGTTTTCGAAATCTCCGACGAAGATGTGCTTCACGTCCTCCAGACAGCGTGTGTCGGTCCATTCGAGGCGGGCGTTCGTTGATTTCACGAATTGCAGTTTTGCGATGCGGGCTTTCCGGCCGAGGTGATCGACAGCTCGGGCGCCGAGTCGCTGGGCGCGTTCCATAAAGTGCAGGGCAAAGAAACCCTGCATGTGCAAGTGGTCTACGAGGGCTTTCTCGATGAATTTCTTCGCCTGCCAGGATGCGAGCCATGCGGAAATCTCCGGGTCGTCGTCATACTCCCGGGCGATTTTGCCCTTTCGAAACACGTAGCGGTAGAGAAAGGCCCCCTGGCCGTAGAGTAGCCCCTTCTGGCGTTGGAGAATACCAGGCGCGAGGTTGTTGTCTTGGACCAGATCGCGGACCATGACGGGCATGTCGTTTCCAGGGCCATAGGGGACGATACGCTTGCCCATGACGTTCTGGTATGCGTATTCCCAGTTCGGATTCCGAGCGATGTTGAAAATTGTCGTATCGCCAGTTGTCCGGACGCTTGTGGAGAGAGAGTAGGCCGTCTGCCCTATTTGCAGGGCGAAGGCTGTGTCTGAAATTCGGTGTATTTTCGTTGTCATGCTTCGACTTTTTGGCCGTTGAAACTCAAAAGCAAAGGTTGATAAAATCGGCGGGCCTCCCCCGTGTCGGTGTTGACATATTCCTCGATGATCTCCGCGTTTCGGTGGTGGGCTTCCTGCGTTCGGGCGCGGAGTCGGGCGTGTCTGACCTCGACGATGCCTTCGCTTTTCTGCGCCGTTTCGTTGTAGGACATGAAGGAGAAGCCGAACGATATATTCCGTTTGGAGAGTTCCCGCATTTGCCGTATCGCGTCGAATAAATCCATGATGCAAAAATAGCCGCGGCCCCAGGTGGAATAAAGGACAAAAAAAGCGATTGAAACCTTGGATCAGCGATATTTTTTCGTACTTTTGTTCCCGTACATAGGGTTGAGTCGTGGGCCTAAAACTGACGAATTTAATCCGCTTTTGGGGAGAAATGGCGTTAATTTCTCCCCTTTTTTGTGCTTTGGGGACGGCAAAAAGTCCGTTTTTGCTTCTGGAAATCCCGATTTTTCCCGGTTTTGGGTGCTATATTTTCTTTTATTAACTGAAAATCAATGTTTTGAAATCTGAAACAAAAAAAGCGTTTCTTTATCTCAAATCGAAGCCCGCCCCGCCCTCTTTGTCGTTTGCGATTGCAAGCGTCCGAAAAGGTGATATATGAGGTCGGCGCCCGTTCCGGGGTGGGGTTCCGGGGGAGGGGTGCACAAGAAAAGAGGACGGCTCGGGCCGTCCTCCTCTGTTGTGGTCGATGCTGCTATCAGCGCACGGACACGTCGCCGACGGCTCCGCCTGGTAGGCCGCTTGTGATGCCCCGTTTGACTATATCAGCCCAGGTCTTACGCATAAGCGCATATTTGAAAGCATCGGTGAAGTTCGTAGATTCTACGAGGCGTTTGGGGTCGGATGACTTCTCGGCGCTCTTATCCTTGCCGACTCGCTTCATGGAGTCCACGGTGGTCTTGGCAAGTTCGAGGGCGGCTTTCAGATGTCGGCAATGTATAGCGTCGATTTGCAATTCGGGGAGGAGGGGATTGTGCCCGCTCATCAGTTCACGCATGAAAATATATTCGTCGGCCATTGGAATATTGCCTTGGCCCAGAGACATGAGCTGCACGCGCCAGCCGGTTTTTGCTCCCGTTCCGTCCTTCTCGATTGCCTCTTTCATTTGTAGGGCCATTGACTGTTTGCTGCGGCCGTAGTTGTTTCCGCTGCGGTCGTAGTAGAACTTTATCACCTTCTGTTTGTGCGGGCGGAAATAGTCGAGGAATTTGTCGGCGATCTCCCTTACCCATTCGGGCGGGAGGCTGTAAAATTCTTTGAGGCATCGGAATATGCGGCCGTCGTCCTGGCAGACGATCATCGAGAGCATATTGCCGAAGTCCATCGCCATATCTATCGAACGGTTCGGGTCGAGGTGTCGGAGGAGCCGGCAGTCCTCGGCATCGTGGAAACCGAGAGCATTTTCCACGGCGGGATTGTTGCCGTCGTAGTAAAAGTGCCGTTCCCCGAGGTTGCAATAGAACTGCTGGCCCCGGTCGATGCGGGGCGGCATCGACAATATCGCAGCCTCCACGTCTGCGAGTTGTGAAGCCAAAGCATCGGCGAACCATTCGGGGGAGAGGATGTCGATGTTTACGTAGGACGACACAAGCATGAACATATTCTGGGCTTTCTCGTGCCTGCGAAGGTCCTGCCAGCGTTGCCACCAGCGGTTCGCGGTTTTGTATTTGTTCAGATATTCCTGGCGATCCGTGTCGGATTGTGTCCTGTGAAACTTTTCCTTTGCCGCGATGTATTCTTGCAGGGCATCGTTGGCAATGAGTGCCGTTTTCAATACGAGAAGGAGAGAGGGCGCGTCCATGTTCTTCGCACCTTTGAATATCCAGTCGTATTCGCCCTTATTGCCGGTGTTCGGCATGTCCGTAGTGAAGGTTTCCCCCAGATATAGCGGGGAGTGGCCGAACTGAATACGGTAGCCGCGGCGGGCTTTGAGCAGGTTGCCAATTTTCGTTTCGGGAAAATACTTCACCTCGTCACCCAAGATATGCACGTAGGAGCGACCGGCCAGGGATGCCGGGCGGTCGAGTGATCCGAACGTGATGTTCAGACCTGTGAAAAATATGATTGTTCGTTTGTAGGAAATGATTTTGTTGTAGGGCTTCCAGAAATGAGGCTTCAGCCATTGTTGCAGGTCGGCGCACTCTTTTTCGGTGAATGTCGGGGGTTGCTTTTCCACGATATAGTGGATGCCCTCCCGGAACCCTTTTCGTTCCAGGGCTTCGAATACCATTGGGAGTACGTTGGTGGTAAGGTTTGCGAAGGTGTCGGCCACCCATGCCACGGGGGCCCCTGGCATGTCGTATACCATTTCGATCAACCGCTCCACTTGTATTTCGGTTGTTTTAGCCGAACCGCGGCCGGCCACGATACGGAGTTTGCGCGGCATTATCATCGCGCAAAACTGCGAGAACCAGTTCATGAACTGGAGGTCGGCATACGGTTTTTTCTCCGGTTTAATTTTCGCACGCTTTCCCATTCTCGAACATTTCGATAATATCCACGTCCTCGATCAGAGCCTCTTGACGGAGGCGCCGTTTTTCGACTTCGGGGATGTGTAGTTGTTGAATTTGCTCGTTCACCTCCTGGCGGTTCACGGGCGGAAGCCCCAGCACTTCGGGAGTGAGTGAGAACATACGGATTTGTCGGAGGTACATGGCGGCGGGAAGTTTTTGGATTTCCGGTTCGTCGAGTTTTCGTATTTTCGCGGCCTTGGCTATTATCTCGCTGACTGCCTCGTAGTCCTTGGGGGTCTGCGCGGCTGCGAGAGCTGCGTGGGCGATGTTGTCGAGCATTTCGGCATACTTATTCCGCAGGGCCTCCTTGGTCGTGTTCCGGTTGGAGTAGAACAGTTGGTCGGCCTGGTTGTAGTAGTCTACGGCCCGGTCGTAGGAGTAGCCGAACTGCTGTGTCAGCAGTTTTATAGTTGCCCGCTTCCCGAACTGCCGGTCCAGGGAGTTAATGATCGAAAGCAGGTCGATGAATAATTTCTCGTTGTTGGAGAGTTCGGCTGTTCGGCCGGCCGCGATATATTCGGATACCTTCTCGAATGACTTTTGATCGTCGAAGCCGCCGAAGATGTCGAGTTTCGAGGTTTGAAACGATTTTTCGCGGCGTATTTTTTCCAGGTGAAGGATAGATGGAAGGTCACCGAGTTTGGCATTCTCGAAGACTTTCTTACTTATATCGGCTTGTGCTTGCAGTCGGCCCCGAGTGATTATCAGGGAAACGGTGCTGTCCGGGTCTTTATACTCGGCCGTGAATTGGTCGATGTCGAAGCCCATAGAAATAGCGATGTCGCGGGGACTCCATTCCAAGGCGCCGTAGCCTTGCAGTTCTTGCACCAAGTCAGGTGTCAGACTGTCTCCGATGATGTTCCGTCGATAATTTAACTCGGGAACGGCTGTATCTAATATTTTACCGGACATTGTAGGCTTCAATTAGGTTGTCCACCTCCCGCAAAAGGTCCTCCTTTTGTAGGCGGCGTTGCTCCCGTTGGGTAAGCAGATGGGGTTTTGTGCCCTTTCTGATTTCGTCGTTAATCCGCCAAATTGCCAGTCGCAGGCGGCGTTGTTCGGCCAGTAGGGCTACGATGTTCAGCCCGCGTAATTTCCGTAATTGCCGGAGGTGGTCGAAAATCCGGTGTTTCCCCAGAATTGCATGGTGTTCGCGGTAGTAGTCGAGTTCGGCGAAGATGCTGCGGTTCTCCTGGAAATTCTCGATAGCAGCCCGCGCGGTCTGGTAACACTCGTCGAGGGTTGTGCAGTCGAATAAGTGGTCATGGGCCTGGATGTAACGCTCGTGGGCCGTGATTTTATCGGCCGCCAGAATTTTCAACTCCGGAGGACAATCAGGATCGCGGAGGAACGGGAAGTCGTCGCGGAAGCGGCGGCGGGGTGTGGCGTTTTGTTCTTGCTCTTTCTCGATGCCGGCCCGGGCGCACAACTTTTCGATCAGCAGGGGCCGATATTTCGCCGGGTTCATTTTCACGAGCACCGGGAGTCGGGTGTTGCTGCTGAATTGTGAAAAGAGCAGGAGGCCCGATTGAACCTCGGCTCCTGCTCTCAACCATGCGCGAACGGCAGCAGTCGAGTTATTTTCCGCCATAGAGCAACGCGAGTCGTTCTTTGATCGGTGTAAACCCTTCCGCCGTCGTGCAGATAAATTTCTTCCGGAGGAGTGCTTCGGCGACTTTCGCCATGCAGGGGGTCTGCATATCCGCGAACGCTACGGTGTTGCCGAACGACATGCCGACCGCCTCGGGCAGTTCTCCGGCGTGGGCGATGCCATTGTATTTCTCGAAAAACTCCTCCGCGGTGAAGGTGTCGTCGTTGTCGAGAAGTTCCAGGGTTTTGAGTACGGCGGTCGCTTCGAGGAGTACCGGGAGCCGGGTGTCGCTGGTTTCCACCCATGACACGGGGGATGTCAGCTTGCGGCGGATGCGGTAAGCCATAAGGTCGGCGAGGTTCACGCGATGCGTGGGGAAGCAGTTGGCCGGCACGAGGACGAAGGTGTCCGGGATTTCCTCCTCGGCCAGCAGTCCGGTGATGAGTTCCGCGAAGGGCGCGGAACCTACCTCGCGGGGGAGGATAACGGCCGGGGCGGCTTTCTGTTTCCAAGCTTTCGTAAGAAGGGGAAGGGCTTCGGGCGTTCCGCAAACGACGATCACCACGTCTTTACACATAGTAAGGACGGGAACGATTTCTGTTTTGGCGGAGGCTACCTCTGCGGTGGCCTGTGCTTCGGCGGCGTCTTCGGTTTCGGGAACCTCGGCGGTCGGGGTTTCTTTCTCTGCGTCTGCGGTGGGGACATTGCCACCGATGGAGGCCCCGGCAGCGGGCGTGTTGCCTGCTGCCTTGTGGGTCTCGTTCTGTGTGGTTTTGGTTTTGTTCATTTCCGTAACTTTATAAAGATTCGGAAGGTTCGGGAACTGTATCGATTACGGGCGGCAGTTCACCGGTGTAGCGAAGGATTCGGAACTCGTCGCGGACCTCCTGCTGGAGGGTGATAGTCTTTTTCGTCCCGTCCTTGGATTCGGTCGATTCGACCTTCATCGAAAGCGGGTTGCAGGGGTCTCCGATAAGCCGGGCGGAGTTGTCGTTACAATCCCGCACGAAGGCGCCGAGGTTTTTGTTCGAATAAAATTCGGCAAAATCTTCGCTGTCTGTGGAATTACCCGGATGCTCGCCTTTGACGCCTTTCTTGTACCCTCGGGCATCGGCCTCGCCTTCCGGCTCCTGGATGAGTTCGATGCTTCCGGGGGTCAGATAGAGACCGAACATTTTCTTTCCCTCTTTCAACTTGAAGCCTTCAGAGGCGGTGGTAACTCCGACCGTTCGGGTCGGATAGGTTTCTACGTCCTCCATGTCGAAAAGGAGGACGTTCGGATTCTTGGGGGTAGGATTGCCAGCACCACCGGCCGGACGTCCTATTGATTTTGCTGCGTAAGCCATGATTGAGTTGGTTTAGAGGGTTTCGGGATTTGCTATGGCGGCATCGGTTTTGTCGGCTTCGGTTACGATCCACTTGCCGGGTGTTCCTTCGCGAGTAGACGTGAGGACGGTGCTGGGGTCGTAGCCGTCCGGCACGATGGCGAACACGGCCTCGCCGAGCAGGAAACCGACGCCGTACCAGAACTCGATGTAGATGCGGACCTCTCGATCGTGCTTCTGGATGTCGGTGATGAACTGCGGCGGGTTCTTGTGGCGCAGGCCGACGAAGTTCTGCGGGGGCGTGGAGAACACGATGGGCGAGCCGTGGAGACAGTCGAGCGTCTGGAGGTAGCAGTTCGAGAAGTCTACGCGGTCCTCACCGAAATTGACCTTCTCGGTCCCCGATTTCTCACCCCACTTCGCCTTGTAGGCCCGCTTGTATTTGAGGTACACGTCCGCCGACATGAATACGGGCATCTGCTTCGACTTGTAGAGCGGGGCAATGGATGCCACGAAGTCGTCGATCATGGCCAGCACCTCGGCGTCGGTGGCTTCGAGCAGATTCTTGGCGTCCGCGTAGAAATGAATGTGTTTGTCGAGGGTTTTTTTGGCTTCGACGAGCTGCGTTTCGATGCCGTTCATCGTCTCCTCCGTTTTCTCGGACCCTTCGACGAATTTGGCCTTGCCCGTGATGAACTCCATGTCCTCGCCGATCTTCGGGAGCAGGACCTTGTCGATGATGTAGCGGGTGATCGGCATCTGGTCGGGAGTCAGCGACTCGTCGTATAAATGGAACAACCAGCTTTCGCCGACTTCGGCAGGGTTGATGGCGAAGTCTACCTTGTGGCGGTAGTTCTTGATCTTCAGCGGGACGAAGTTCGTCCCGCCGCGCGGTGTCCATTCTTTCTTGAACTGCTGGATGACGTGATCCGTGGCCTCGGATTCGACGGCCTTGTACTCGGTTACGGCCCGCTTCCAGTTCAGATGCTTGGAAGTTGTGAAACCTTGGTAGAGTTCCTGCAACACGTCGAGGTTGTTGCCCTGCGACAAGTACGGGCCGAGTTCCGCCTTAACGTCGTCCACCTCGATCGTCGGGGTGGTGGCCATGACTCCGGACTGCAAGAACGTAGCGGCGGCCTGGTTGTGGACCAGGGCCATGTTAGCCTTGAACGTGCCGGCGTTCTTGACGAACCGTTGGGCAGCGTTGGCGGCCTGCTCGATAGCCGGTGCGGTCTCGGCGGCTTCGGCCAACATTGCCAGGTCGTTCTGGAGTTGTTCGATCCGGGTGGTGAAATGCGTTTCGACTTCTTGGCGAGCATGATCGAGAGCGACTTCGAACAGTTCGGTAGTGTTATCATCGGCCGAGGAGAAAGTTTTCCCCTTCAGTTTCTCGACGAACTTCGCCCCGAAGCGTTGCGTCAACTGCTGCTCCTCCTCCGCGGAAAGTACGACTTTCCCCTGGTCGTCGGTTGACAACTCCTTTTTCATAAAGTTGGCAACCAGTTTACCCATTTGGGTATTGGAGAGAAATTTTTTAAAATCCATATCCTTGAAAAATTAGTGGTTGTACTGTGCACGGATTGCTGCATTTTCGATGCACTCCGTGAGTGTCATTACGCCGTTGATGAGACCGATGGCTTGCGCCTCGGCCGGGTGGAACATGGCGCCGGTGAATACGCCGGCGGCGTCCTCCTTGATGTCGGGTCGGCCGGCTTTCACGTCTTGGTGGAATTGTGCGACGTTGTAGGAAAGATTTTTTTTCAGCAGAGTGTTATCCCCTTCGAGGGCCATGCGGTAGTCGAGGTTTTTATCGGTGCTCTCGTCGGCGTAGACCGTGATAACCGTGTAGCCTTCCTTCTCCATTTTTCCTGTGTCGTCTACGATCTGGTAAAGACCGCCTATTGACCCGACGGTCGAAAGGAGATTGTCGCAGAAAATCGCGTCGCATTGCGAAGCGGCCCAATATGCCAGGGAGGCGCAGCAATCGACATGCGCGATAATCGGTTTGCCGAGGGACTGCACATGGTGGATCGCTTCTTTGAGCACGGAAATAGCATTACCCGCGCCGCCGGCGGAGTCGATGTCGAGAACGATTGCCCCAACCTCCGAGTGGTTAGCAGCGGTCAAAATCGCCCTGGCATAAGTGATAGCGCCGGTGGTAAAACACGAGTCGTATTTGGTGATAGTTCCGATGATCGGAATAACGGCGACCTGCTTGGTTTTGGCTTCGCTGCCTATTGCAGCGGAGAATTGTGCTTCGGAGGTGGAAAATTCGAACACCGGGCGAATAGCAGCTTCGGGGATTTTCTCACCGCGTAAAAACGATAACGCCACCGGAAGCAACGATTCGTAGTCATGTACGAACCATTGCCCCCGGCGCACGTCAGATAGGAGATGGAGGGTGTTTTCAGTTGTCGGGATGCGAAACATTTGCGATCTTTTTCGCAAACTTACTCGCAGTCGGGCGCGATAGAAAGGACCTTTTTAGTAGCTTTTGGGTGGGATTTTGTTTTGTATTCGACGGTAAATTCGAGCAGATCGCCCTCCTTTATCAAAGGCCGGGCCGGCATATCCTCCGTGCCGATGATATAAAACGAGTCGCGGAGGCGCACCTTTATAATGCACGGATCATGCAGAAGGGGTACGTCGTTTAAGAGTTTCGCCGATACCTTCGTGTTCCAATAGAGACCGTTGTCATCCTCTTTGGATGTAATGTCGATTGTCCGCGGGCTTGTTTTGGAAAGCGGCAGTTCCTGGAAAAATCCGGATGTGTCGTTCCATGCTTTGACTCCGATCCGGGCGATAAATTTCTGTGGCATTTTTTTGGCAGTTAAATTGACAAAATCGTGATGCAAATTAAAATATTTTAATAAGGGGCGCGACGACTACTTTTTCGGCGGAGTTGGCGGTTCTATCTGGCTGAAATGGTAGCGGGCTTTTCGAAGGATAATATCAGCCTTTCGGCGGATTGCGGATAGCGATGTTCGATAGGTCCGTTTATTCAGCGTGTCGGCGTAGTCGGCGGATACGAGGCGCCGCGATACGACGAATGCTTCGATGATATCTCGCTTCGGCATTCCGGCCTGGATGCCTTGCAGGTAGTAGGTGTCCAGGTCGATGTTGAACAGCGCGTCCAAAATCATGTTGAGCCGTTTGGTGTCTACGTTGGTGAAGTAGATATACCGGGTCATTGCGGCGTAGGTTGTCTGGTGGCGTGGGAGTACGAGCGTAGCGGTCAGCAGGTCGTCCGGGTGGTCGTCGGGTTTGTCGCTGACTTTGTAGAGTCCTACGGCCATGCGGCCGAAGTCGTTGGTGAGAGTGATGCGGATCGGCTCTCCTGGGCGGGCGTCGAAAAGGTAGCGCAGGTAGTCGTAGGAGAGTTGGTCGTCGGGTCTGAATTTTATTTGCATAGTCGTAAAGGATTTGCGGTTCGTGTTCTCACGTACATAGGGTCGAGACGCACGAGGGAATCCTTGTAAATTTCGAGGATTAGCCAGCCGTCGGGATCATTGAAAAAACCGTGATCGGAGAGGCATTGGCAAATATCTATGAACCGGCCGACCTCCTTGGCGATGGCGTCGATGCGGGTCCAGCGATAGGGAGCAACGCGCAATAACCTCGGCACGAGTCGAGTCGTGTAGATTTCGAGTTCTTCCGGGGTTATTTCTTCAATTTCTATCATAGTGATATGTTTTTTCGACCTACACAACCTACACGACCTACAATGCTATGAATCAATGTTTTGTGATAATGTGTTTTGTAGGTTTGTAGGTTGTAGTATCAAAATGTAGGTTTGTGTGTAGGTCGTTGTAGGTCGGTTGTAGGTTTGTTGTTTTGCTTCATCTTGTTGATTTTTAGCGGTGTAGGTTGTTGTAGGTCGATTTTCTGTAAAAAGCTATATTCGCGCGTTATATATCTACCTATTTTCGCGTTTTGCGCTTCGCCTGGCGTCCTCGGCGGCGCTGTAACCTGGTCGGCCGATGCCTGGCCCGGGACCTACGCGGCTTCGGCCGGGGGCGGGGCCGGAGTGGTGGATAATAACACGGTAGCCCTTGGAGTGCCGGTACGGCGTCTGTAAATTCTTGCATGGTGGGAGCTATTGATCTTGCGGTGGCGGCCAATGCTGAAAGGTGGGCCATTACGTCTGTGATGTCTATAACGGGAAACGTAATGGCAGGGAATCCGATAGTCGGGACATGTCGTAAATCCCCCAGCGACGAAATAACGCTCCGGGGGAATAGTTTGTCGCACCGGCTTCCTCCAGATTCTATAATGCGGCCTCTTTTGAGCCTCTTTCGGAGGAATGAGAGAAAATCATTTTCTTTCATGGGTGTTGTTGGTTTGTAGGGTTTCCGCTATCTGTGTGGTCATGTCGCGCCGTTCGCCGGGGATGCAGTCGAGCATCCGCGGAATTTTGTAGAGCGGGTCTGCGTGTTCAAAATAATAGGTCCGTTCGAGTTGGTGGTTGTAGCGTTCGATCAGCCGACATGCAGCGTCGAGGAGAGAGACAGCCCCTTCGACACCGTGCAGTCCGTACCCGCTTTTTATGCGGAAATATAGGTCATCTACTCGGTCGAGGAAGCCCCGGGCCGTTTCGGGATTGAACCTGGCAAATATCCGGTAGGCCGGTTCGGCCACGGTAAAAATAATTTCCTCGATCTGCCGATGGCGGCGCTTGATCTCGTGGCGATACTGACCGGACGCTTCCAGGGCTTCTCGGAGATCTCCCATGATATAAGGTAGCATTTGGATCAATACGAGCATATCGACTGCCGTGTCCGCCATGCGCCGCTCGACCTCGGTCGGCTGCTTCGGGAGCTGGTGCGGTACCTTGGCTTGCTGGACCATGCGGCGGCATAGTTGCGCCGCCTTGATTTGCGAGGGTGTCATAAGATCAGACGTGCAGGAATAACAGCGATTTCCGGACTCGGGGCGACGGTTTCTTCCAGTTCCGCCGTGAACTCCTCGATTCGTGGTTCGTCCTTTCTTACGGCGATTCGGGTGATGAAACAATGGACGCAGATTCCGGATGCGGTTTCTCCTTCCCATATACGGGCTGGAATACCGTTGAGATAGACGATTTTGTCGGTGCTTTCGATTGTGATTTTCATGGTTGTATTTTATTTATGCTGCTGTGCGGCTGGTTTCTGTTCTTTCGAGTGCTGCGGCCACGGCTTCGCTCCATGCGGTTGCTACCTGGGTTACTACCGCGTTCCCGAGGTATTTCTTTTGCTCTTCCGAGGTCCCGACCAGCACGTAGTCGTCGCCGAAGCCCTGGATGCGCTTCATTTCGGGAATCCGGAGCATTCGCATTGTTACGTCCACGATTCTGTAAAGAATGCAGAACTCTTTGACCCGTACCATTGCCGGGCTGTCGTCGGGGCAGATATGCCAGGCCGGGACACCCTGCTCAACCGATACCAGGTACGGCGGGCGTTTGTCCATCCGGGCGATCAGCGTAAAACACGGGGCATCCACGGAACCGCCGGCGGACCGGTATTGTGGATTCATTAGATAGTGAGCGTTTACGAGGCGTTGTTTGGGCGTTGTCGTCAACGTTTCGCTCGGTTCGTCCACGCTGGGGAGTTGCCCGCCCCCGGAATAATAGTTTGCGATAAACGGCTGTACCAACTGGAAGCGGTCTTTTGTCGTCAGTGTGGGCGCTGGCCGGTTGACATTGGAATTATAGCCGTTACCGTAGTAGGCGGACACAAAGGCGTGATGATCGACCGTCGTAATGGTTCCGGCCGGGCCGGTAACGGGAATATTCTTGCTTTGAGGCTGGCCGCCGAATTGTTTTGAAAGGAAGTCTACCCGGGCCACGCCGAGCCGGTTCTGTGTCGCTACCGTCGGACATGGTGCATTGAGGTCTGGGGCGATGTATTTACCCGTGTTCTGGTTCCGGGAGTTCCACTTTACGAGGAAGGCGTCCTCGCCGCCTGCTACGAACTTCACCAGCCCGGCATAGATGCGGTCGAGAGTCGCGTCTACAAGCGGTTTGCGCCTGGCGAAAATAGACTCACCGCGGTCCTCGAAATTTAGCACTTCGCGCACGGCCCGCCACGGCTTCAAACTTTCGGAGAAAAGGTCAGCGGTCGGGTTTTTCGCGTGTGTTTGCTGGGGCCACGCCATAGGCAACTTGGGCCGTGCGAATTGTCCGAAGTATCGCACCCTGGAAGTGTAGGCCCCAAAGTCGGCCGCGTTGAGCACGCGGTGCTCGAATTTGTAACCGTATTCGCGGACTTGCTGCACCCAGCGGCGGTAGTGGATTCCTTTCTTGTCGGGATCGGGAATCCACACCGGAGTAATGGATGTGGCGCGGTGTCGTTTATCGCGCTTGATTTCGAGCGGGCAATATTCGGACCCGGTCTCCGGGTCGCGGGCAATCTTTACAACGAGCGGTCCCCACTCCATAAATTCGACGACGTTTTCGATGTGTATGTAGTCGGGTTGCAACTCCTCGATGTAGCGAAACAAGTGTTCCGCCAGGGTCCGGCTATCGGCGTCGCGGCTTGTGCCGCCCTTCGCCCGTGAGTGGTTTGTGCATTCGAGCGACGCCCAAAGTACGACCTTTGCTTTTGGGTAGCGCCGGCGTTCCTTTTCGACGTGGCCTTTCAGCGGAGCGAGGTTCAGGGTGCGGATGTCCTCGGTGAAGTGTTGCGCATTCGGATGGTTTGCCGCATGCGATGCAATGGCGTTCGCGTCGTGGTTCACACAGGCGATCACCTTTGCGCACTTCCGGCCGCCGAGTCGGGCGCGTTCGACGCCCGTGGAGGTTCCGCCGGCGCCGCAGAATAGGTCTACATATAAAATTCGAATTGCCATGTTTAGAAAAGTTCCGGTTGTTCGTCTGGTAGCTGCACACCCATCCGCCGGAGGGCGTAGCGTAGCGTGTAGCCGTTGCTGGTGTAATTCATAGCCATTTGGTAGAGTTTCGGATGCAGGGAATAGAGTACGCGAAAGCGCCCCCCCCCGAGGTGGGCGCCGAACCCGCAGAATACGCAGCCAGTACGGTCAATGCCTGGCACGTCGTAGATCGAGCAATAGGGCACGTCAAATCGGTGGATGTAGTCCCAGCAATCCGTGTTTGTCCAGATCGACAACGGGGCGCTGTGTGTCTTGGTCGGATCATCCGAAAAGATATTGCAACCGCCTCGATTAATGTATGTCATCTCGCGGCGTTTACTTTCGCCGGCCATTGTACCCACCATCGGTAGGCTTTGTGTCGAACGATTGTATTTTGCAAACGGGCGCTTTTTGAGCAGTTCGTAACACTTTTCCGAAGTCATGTATGGTTCCGTTATCAGATACCGCCAGCGGCGGGCAAGAATCCCGCATGTTCGAATTCCATCACCATAAAGGCGATAGTTGCGCAATTTCTCGCTTTTACTGGTCTGAATATCACGCATGGCATGTGCCTGTTCTTTACTTACAAGCGGAAAACCATATCGGGCCATGACCTCCCGCGGGGTCATGGTCGGCCGAATAATCGTTACGTTCTTGGTATGCCGCACGAACCGCACGATTTCCGGGTACTCGTTACCGGTCGAGCAGAACACGCCCGGCATATTCGGATCAACGTAGCGCCGCGCCAAGTCGAGTAATACAGTTGAATTCAGCCCGCCGGAGAAGGACGCGTAGGGCGCCCGGCCGTGCTCCTTGCAATAGTTGACGAATGCCTCGATAGCACCGACGGTATGGTCTATTTTCTGGTTAAGCGGCCATGCCTGGCGAGTGTGAAGGTCGGATAGTGTAAGTGGTTTCATTCTCCGAAATATTTTTTGCAGTTACAAGCGGTTATCGTGGGGTTGGCCCACTCGCGCTGGAAGTGTCGCCATGTTTTGTCGCAGTCGCCCTTCTGGTCACGGTAGAGCATGGCAAAAGGCATGAATCCAGCCCGCCACACGTCGCCCATCCGGGCCTGCGCCTTCTCGAACGTATCGCCCCGGTAGCCGATCAGCACGTAGCACCGCCGGTTGTTGCTCGCTTTGGTGAATCCGGCGTCGAGCAGTATCTTCCCCGCGGCGACGAGCGGTTCGAGGTCGTTCGGCGTGTCGTAGGCGAAGAACAGCGACGCGGGGTGCAGGCTCCGCAGGCGCGAGGCCATACCAGGGGTCAGCAGCGCAGCCTCCAGCCCGCCCGTGAATTGCGGGCGGTGCGGCTGCTGGGCGAGCATGACGAAAACCTCGTCTATATGCTCCGGCGAGCAGGCGAGCAGGTTGTCGTCGGTGACGATCCAGCCGTCCGTGACGGGCAGCTCGCGGAGCTTCCCACCCTCCCGCTTGGGCACGGTGCAGAACCAACAGCGGTTCGGACAGCCGCGCGACGTGATGACGTAACCCTTCTTCATGTACATACCTGGTACGAATTCCCCGCCGGGTTCGTTATAGGCTGGGCCGCCGACTTTGACCGGAGCGACTGCACCCCATTGTTTCGCGGCCCACTCGGCCCAAGGAATGTCCCATGTAAACGTAACTGAAATGTGCACCTCGTCGGCCTCGTCGAACAAAGAAGGTGTTGTGTGTATGCGGACGAGGTCGTCGTTGGGTGTCGCGCTTGTTTTGGTTGGGAATACCCGGATAATAGTTTTATTTGAGTCCATAATGCCGACGTTCGAACCTTGTTAATTCAGTTGTAAATTCGAAGCTATACACCCACACAAAGGGGTTCTTTTCCCAAATTCCGCGACCTTCGAGCCTTTCCATTAGAGTCTGGAAACTGGCGATTGCGTTGCTACAATGCGGATAGCCGTCTACGAGCTCTTCTTTGGTAAAATGTAGTTCCGGACAATAGTGGACGTAATGCCCTTCGATGGAGGCAAATGGTCGTACACCTTCTCGCTTTGCAGCTTCTTCGGTGATGTCTTGTAGCCGTTCGCCGTGCCTGGCCGTTATCCGAAGGAAGTAACGGGCCAGTCTTGCCGGCATGGATTGCTTATTCCTCCAGAATCCGGGTTTGTCGAGGTATTCTCCATATCCGAGGTCTTGCAGGGCTTGGATGTCTGCCGGATTGTACTTGTAAAATACCCTGTCGGGGTCCAGGTCGTCGATATATGGTTCTTTGATATAGATAACTTCGCCGACCTTGTACCGGGGACGAATGAGGTGATAACGGGCCAGAAGGTCCGCGCGACTACCATCTGGAAGGATGAAATCGCCGCGAGGATTGAGTAAATAATCGTCTGGCTGCGGGCCTGTCAGCCGGCGTGTTTCCGTCTTGTGCCGCGCAACGACTTCGCGCTGCAATTCTTCGAGAAAACCGATGCTTTTCATTGTTGTCCCTCCAATTCTTTGATTTTATGAATGAGGTATTTATACATTTCGCAGGCGGCGTCGAATGCCTCTTTTGCCGTTTTAAACCGGTAACCTCCTTTTCGGCCCTCCGGATATATTCGATAACGCCCGATTTCTGGAGCATAAAAATCCGTCATCGTTTGAATGTCTATGCAATGACTGGCGCGGGGTTTTCCGCTGGTGAATATGATCTTCAGACGTTCGAGTTCTGTGGTGCATTTTTTGAGTTTATCTGTGTCCCGAGGCGTTCGAGCTGCAACGAGTTTGAATTTCATTGTTGCCCTCCTTTCTTTGCAAGTGCCGCCACGAGTTTCTCGGCATGATCCACGGCCAAAGTGTAGGGGTCGCGGCATTCGGATTTATTGACCAACTCTGGGAGCAACAGCGCCGCTGCAAACCCTAAAAACGCTTTGCTGTTTGGTGTCCCGATGTTCGACCACGGTCCAGCTGGTGCATCCCCGTTAATCATTTGGCCGTCGCCGGTCAGCAGCCAAAGTTTGCTTACTTCGGGAAACTTGGCGACGATCCGGTCGGCCACGTCGAGCGAGACGCCGTTGTTCCCGCGCTTGATCTGGTAGAGGTTTTCGCCCCGGGCCAACCCGATATGACGGGCGAAGCCGTTGGTTGTCATTTGGGCCATTTTGATTACGGCCGCGATTCTTTCCCAGCACTCCCGCTTCGGGTTCTCGCTTTTTTCGTTTTCCTTGTACATAGGATTGATATTTTAGGGATAGTCATTTAATTCCTTCAATTTGAGTTAACCAGCAGACTTTCCCTTATTTTTCCGATCATACTCATCGTTTTTTATATCATCGGCTCTGT